ATCGACATAAGTCTGCATCCAGTCTTTGCGGGACGAGATGTCATCTTCAAAATCACTACACAAGTCACTAGCAAGTGTGGCTAGCTCCTTTGGGTCCATGTCTTCGGCAAGGTTGTCGTTAAACCCTTCCTCTTCTTTTTCTTTGCCAATCACAATCTCTAGACCACCAAGACCTACTGATACTGACTCAGGATCTTCAATCTCAATCTCGATATCTGGCTCCATGACCAGACCATCATTCTGCAACCCCAAGGGCGCTTGATTTAATGCTTTGTCAAAAAAGCTTGTAGCCATGATCTATCCTTAATAGTAGGCGTACTGTTTACGCCCCTTGAAATACACAGGCTCGTCCTCTTCGTCGAGCAGCGTGCGGACAAAACCACCCTTACGAAAACGCATCAGCGCCAAGGATACCGAGTCCACGTAGTCATCATGATCCCCCGCAGGAAAACTTGCAACTTCCTCGATGACCTCTTCTGCCCAATGTGTGTTCGGTGCCCATACCCGCTTACTCGCAAATATATCTGCTACCGCATTAAGACGTGCAATCTTGTCATTACCTTTACTTGGTGTGAACTCTTGTACAGGAATACCCATCGCTCGCATCTCATAGATGAGTGGTGCCCCAGAAGCTTTCTTTTCAATAATGATGGAATCGGGTTTGCACTCTTTATATTCATCAAGTGCCACCTGTTTGAGCTTTGGAAACTCCATCCGGTCTCTAAATGCGTTGAGCAGGATGATATTGGCCTGCCGGATACCGTTATCGTCGTCTTTATAGAACACACCCCAGTAAGTCATCGCAGAATAGTCCGCACGGTTGTTCTTTTCAAACGCCGTATCCCATGCCATCACCGTAAATTCACACTCAGGAGCCTCATCGTCCTCCCAAACCTGCCACCACTCACGTTTAACAATGGCAGAAGTCTCTGATGTGGGGTTCTGCTGGTACTGCGCCATCCACTTAGCATGTGGAAGCTCTTTTCGTAAGGCTTCAAGCTCTACTTTGGGCCAAAACTCAGGCCACAGCGGTCTATCACTTGGTAAAAGTGCCGGAAATTCAATCACTTCCCACTCTTCTCCACTGCGCTGAGATGCAGCCTTAAGTACTTGACCCGTCAAATCCTTCTTTGACCAGCGCGTCATCACAATAATGATCGCACCCCCCGGCTGTAGACGCTGCCGAGGCCCGGATGTGTACCACTCGTAGGTTTTATCGTAAATCTCTGGGTTAGTTTCTGCCTGTGCAGCTTCTTGTTCCGAGTGCGGGTCGTCAATAATCAGAATATCCGCGCCTTTACCCGTAACAGCACCTCCCACACCGATAGCAAAATAGTCTCCACCCTTGTTAGTCGCCCACCTGCCAGCAGCTTTAGAGTCCGCTTGTAGGCCAACTGTTGGAAATATCTCTTTATAGACATCTTGATCGACAAGATTTCGCACCTTTCTACCAAATCCTACCGCTAACTCAGCCGTATGCGATGTCTGAATCACTTTCTTATTAGGAAACCTGCCTAAAAACCAAGATGGCAGCAGATAAGACGCAAACTCTGACTTGGTATGACGAGGTGGCATATTAATAATAAGGCGTTTTATCTTGCCTTCTGCCACTTTTTCAAACGCCGCAGCCATCTTTGCGTGGTGCGCCCCGTGTATAAAGTTAGGCCACACCTTATTTACAAACGCCATGAACGATTTCTGCGCTTGTTCAGCTTCTTTGCGCTGCTCCAACTCTTCCAATAGCGTAAACACGCGGGGTTTCACCGCATCGGGTATCTGTTTTAATAAAGCTGGATTATTTCTCAGGGCTGTCAGCAGATCGTTCTGCATCATCCCCTCCTAGTCCAAGCTCTTTATCAAGGTCTATATCTAATAGACTTGGTTCCTTCTCTTCGGTCTTAATCTCTTTGGCTTGCACAGGTATGGCATCACCCACATACCGCTGTAACAGGCGCGTTAGCTCATCCTCAATTTCAGTTACCGGCTTTTGCTTGATCGTTACTTCAATCTGCTCGCTAAATAAATTCACCCCGCGTCGCTTGCCTAGCATCTCCAAGGCTCGCATCCTTATCTTAGGATCGTCGCTCTCTACCTCTTCCAGCAACTTGTTGGTTACTAAATTAGTAATACGCCTATTAGCCTCTAAAAACTCGTGGTCGTATTTAGTTAGCAGTGCTTCGATCTTAAGGATCGTACTCGGTGGGGTGGCTTTAACGTTTAAGTTTTCTGAAGAAACTATAGTGTGCGCTTGCACTGAGTCTTCGTCTGTAACGTCAACGGTTGCGCCGACGCTAATCAGTTCCTGGATAGACGCGCATGCCGCTTTAGCCCTTTCACGAAAACCAACAACCTCCTCGGGGGTCAGGTCGAATGGCAACGGAATATCTGTATCAGGCGTAATAAATATAGGCATCAACACCTCAATATATCTGGTAAAGGTACACCCTTGTAAAAAAGCCTATACCCCAACTTTCTATTGACCCCATATCGATCCAACAAGTTTATAAGTAAAATCTTATCACCTTCATGTTCCACCCACAAGTTCTTGGACAAATTTTGGTTCTGTTGCATCCAAGACGCCCATCGGCAATTGTCCGGCTCATAATTTTTTGTACTGTCTACTCTATCTAGGGTAGCTTCTGGATACGGTTTTTCACCTACATCCTCAAGGAAGCAATAAAAACCGTGCTTATTGTTTTCCCCAAACCTCCAACGGTCGCACACCTCTATACCTTTTCCTCCGTACTTATTGTAGTTACCAGCCGTAATAACGTAGCACCTCTTTATCATTGCCTGCCACGTTTTATATTCTGGAAAATCCTGTAGTCGTTTTTTCATTAAGACTCCTTTTTTGTAGTCTTATAAAATATACCCCAAATGGAACAGGGGTGTCAAGAGTCTATACCGGGGGGTTTCCTAAATAAGAGTCTTATAAGTGTTTTATAGAATTTGCAAGGGGGAGGGGGGTATTAGTTTTGCCGTGCTTATAGTTGTATTAGATAAATTGAGGATATGTGAGATGTAATGTGCATATTACACAGCGAAGGCGGGCGGGTCTGCCAAGGCCATATTAGGGGGGTGGGGGTACGGTGGGGTCGGCGTGCTCCAGATTCTAGAACCCATACCCTTGTCGATATGACAACGATACAGAAGCGCCAACGATACAGAAGTGCCAACGATACAAAACTTATAATTGTTAAGTATTACTTAACATCACAATAAATTAATAGTTGACTAGTTGACAAGGTAATAGACTTATGAGATACTTTGTGTACGGTTACTTTTCGACCGGATGCCACTAAATGGAGCGAACCATGGCAACTAAGCAAATCACAAAACCCGCAACACCCGAAACCCTGATCGCATCGGCTGAAATGGTCAATCTAGCGAAAGAGTTTGGACAATCGGAAAAAACCGCTGAATCTGCCCGTGAGCATGCCAATGCTATAGCCGCAAAGTTGCATAAGCTTATCCCCGCAAGCGCAGTTAAAAGCTTGCTTGCTGAAGGGTCGGCAATTTGTGACGGTTTCCTTGCGGGTCGGTTTACTTTCAAGGCAGGTAAGTATTATGGGGCTAAAGGCAAGGCACAATCGGCGGGAGCAATTCGAGTCTATCTTGCACACTTTCGCAAGGCGGTTACAACGGGCCAAGCCTATGATGAAAACAAGGCAAAAAAGGCAGGCAAGAAAACCGGAGCGAAAACCGAAAAGTCCGGCGACATCAATCTTAAGATTCTCGCAAAAGACGATAAGTCTAAGGCAATTGAACGGCTGCGCGATTTTGCAAATAAGCTTAAAGGGACTGATAAATTTGCGCCGATTGCTGCATTTTTAATCGATGCGCTTGATGAGGCTGAGGGCAAGTAATCAATCGGGGGGCAATGCCCCCCATTATTTAGGGGATTGAAATGGATAGAATGGATTGTTTCGCAATGGGTTACATGGTTGCAATGCTACTTGTTGTAATCGCAATGGCTGCAACCGGCATGATCTAAAATCTAACCCGCGTAATCTAACCCGCCAATCGGCGGGTTTTTTGTTGTCTTTTTTATTGCGTTTACCGTTATGCTGCATGCAGCATAACGTTTTTTTGCGCCCCTGTCAACTTTTTTCTGATGCCAG